CCATCCTTAGCCAAGCACATAAGCGTAAGGAAACGCTCAATACGCGGCTTAAGGTCCGACTTTTGGACGCTACCCATACGATCGTACCACATACGGAAATCGCTTTCCCCTGTGGCGTTCATTCCCGTTGGGCTCTGACACATGAGCACGGTTACGGGAATGCGAGCGGACGCGGCGAGCCTTAGCGAGCTTTGGACAAGCGCGTCAGGGATACCCGCAAACGTATGGTTATCTCGCTTAAAGTCTTCTGTATCGTCAATGATGATTGACCGGGCGATACTTCGACCCATGTCAACCAATTGCAGCCGTTGCAAAAGCGCCTGCTCGTTGCCTTGCGCTAGGAGCATATAGAGATCCTTCACTTTGAAGATCCCTTGACTTGCATCCGTCAAGAGTAATTCTAGCGCCTTCCAATTGCTATCGAATTGGCGCAACGGAGCATAGCAGCGGCGCAAGACGGAGTTATCCCAACCGTGCAATTGGAGCCGCACGTCAATGGGAGTAGGCTCGCCGCCCATGATGATTAGGCGCGACTCATGGATCCGAACGCTAGAAACCGCGACGCTTTGCGAAATCGTAGTGATTTGGTAGACCGAGGGGTTACCAAACTTCGGATCCGCCGGATCGCGGTACCAAGCCACAGGCCAGATCCATCGTCGGTCTACGACGCGCGCGACCTTGAAGCTACGGATCGAATCCTCGCGTAGCGGCTCCTCGGCGTCTCCGCCATCGTCTGCACCGAGAACAATAGCCGCGCCTCCGTATAGACGGCCCCACCTTTGGGCGTCCGCGAAGATTGCCGAGATACCCGCCACGCCGGCCGCGGTAGTAGGCGGAAACTTGTTCGCGGCGTCCGTGATCTCTTCTAGCTTATCGTCCGCTCGAATATCGAAGCCTTCCCGGAAGCACTCTTCCGGAACACAATCAATAATCCTAGCAGCCATATCCGAGCCTACGTAAAGCGCCGTAAGCTCTTGATCCGGGATAAACCAATCCGGCTGATACATGCCGGACATGGTTTTATCGCGCTGTAGCAGGCCAAAGCCCGTTAGCGCATTCGTCCAAGCGTCTACACGTTCGACCACGCCGGAGACGGCGGAAACGGCAGTACGTTGGATACTAGAGATTAAGCCGCGTACGCCACGCGGAGTAGGCGCCTGGTCCACCATGCGGCGGAATGTACCATGCCTGTCAAGATGCGACTAGCGCTTTGCATTCATACCGGCCATAGCTTCGCCAAGACCGCCAGCATGATCTTGGAACCATAAAATCGCGTATGACGTAGTATCTACTTCGTCATCGTCCCTAGCCTTAGGGAAATTCTTCAGGTTCGTCTCGCCTTCCGCTACCCACGGCTGGTTAGGATGCCAAACGTTCTTAGCCTCATATGACGGAGCCGCCGAACTAGCGCGCTCTATCTTAGAGCTTGCTGTGCTTGGCATATTAGTCCCGTTAAGGCCTATGACGTTTTTAACCTGGGATCGAATTTTCGGATCGTTTGACTTAGAGCGCGCGATCAATGTCTCGATAATTGCCGGTCCGTTGGCTTTCTCTTCAATTAAACATGCATGCGCGCGCTTCCAAATCGGATCCTTAGCCCGATCTTCAATCTCCTTCAGAGTCTCATTGAAGCCCATACGACGGCAAACGCGGTCAACGAGATAGAGACGGTTGCCAAACCTTGCCCAAAGATCTCCGCATACACGACTAGTACCCTCTTTCTTAAACGTGAGATCCCATACTTGGATGTAGTAACCAAAGCCTTTCGGCAATTCATCGTAACGCTGAAACCATTCGGCTTTGAAGATATTACCGGACGCGCTGCTAGGTCTTTGCTGTAGCTGTGCGTTAACGTTGTCTTCGGAGCCTAGCTCTTTCTCTATGCGCTTAACCGTCTCTTCCGGGAAGCGCTTGGGATTAGCTAGCTCACCTTCGGTCCGCCTAGGATCCCATTTGCAAGGATTGTCCGCCTCATAGCGCATAGGGATCCGAAGGTGCTCATAGCCTCCGTCTTTCAACATTTCGCCGGCTAGATCGTTCTCATGCAAGCGTTGCATGATAATAACGCGCCGGCCGTTGATTGGGTCGGCCATGCGCGTTGACATCGTGTGTTGCCACCACTCTGTGACCTTCGTTAAGGCGTCTAGCGATGTCTTGACCGTAGGGTTAAGCGCATCCCACGGCTTGATCGGATCGTCTACCACTTGTATGTCAGCATGCCGTCCCGTCACTGGTCCACGTACGGACGTGGAGAACCTAAAGCCGCCTTTATTGGAGTGGAAATCGCTAACCGCTACGCGCGTGCGTTCGGTAGCGTGACCCATAGGCTCCGACGTCGGTATCACATGCGGCCAGCGCTCTCTAAACCATTCGCTTTGCATGAGCATAAGCGAGCGTGAAGCGTCCCTACGGGACAATGCGGCGTCGAAAGACGCGAAAATAAACTTAGTATCGCCCCTTTGGATCCATTCCCACACGGGCCAAAAGACGCAAACCGTGAGTGACTTAGAGAAGCCTGGCGGCTCGTTAATGACTAGCCGGCGGATCTCCCCCTCAGAAACAGCTGTTAAAGCCTCGCATTTGGCTTCAATGTGCCAATTGTCTACGAACGGACGCGGCTCCACTTGCGACCATGCGCAGCGGATAAAGGCATACAGGCCGCCACGCCGAACGCTTTCGACGTCAAGGGCCGCTAGGCTTGGAAGGCTAATCACTCCCATGATGCGTCCGGAGACAATCAAAACAGAAGATATCGCCGCACCAGATGCACGCCTGATAGGCGGCTTGTCTGCATACCGAGCATGCTCGGGAGAAGTGCTTACGCGCGTTCATGGCACAATAGCCTTTCCAGGATATGCCGCGCTAAAGGCCTGCTCTAGAAAAGCCTTAGCTTCAAAGTCAGGGTAGGGAAACCCTTCATGTGGCCGCTCTCTAAGCCACACTATCGCCCCGGGCTTAGGTGGCGACTTAATCGGTATGCCCGTCTCGTGATCCAAATATGCTATCCTTTTCGCGGGTATCCAAACTGGGAAATCGAGCATAGCGATAGGGCAGTTAAGCGACCATTGCAAAGCGTCAATAGAGAACGCCAGAAAGACCGCGGACGTCACACGCCCCGATGCGTATTCTTGACATAGCTTATTCCACCATGCCTTAGTACCGTTCTTAGTCGCGCCTCCCGGCGGATTCAGAAAGACGCGGCCGGCCCATTGCCACGCCTTACCGTCGTGCGGCGGCTCGATGATATAGGTCGCGCATACCGTCGCGGCATTGCGCGCGGACGTCGTAGCGGGGTCTAGATCGATGCTACCGAGCAGAGCGCGCACGCCTGCGATAAGCTCCGGAGGCGTCCCGTAGTCGGGCTTGCCTTTGCCGTTAGCTCCGTTAGGTGAAAGGGTCATGGCTTCTGTCTATATACCGGATTAGAGCCGTCGAAACGCTCGAACCATAGCGTGATTCGACCGTAGCCAGGGATAAACGCCCATTCTGTAGCGTTCGGCTCGTGTGGCATGTCTAGTTCGTGCCTCTTGCCGTCTTTGGTTATGACTATGGCGGTTAGCTCCGCATTCGTTTCGGTCATGTCCAAACCCCGTGCGACGCGATAAGTAGCGCCGGACTAAACACGAAACCATAGCGCATTGGCTTGCGTGGTATCGAGTAAAGCTTAACGGTAGCTGTGTAGCGCGAAGCTTTGCTTAGGTCGCACCGATCGTCGTCTAAGATTTCGACATTAGGCCACGACGTGGCTACTTCCTTGCCGTCGAAAAAGACTTTGATTTCTTTCGCGTCGTAGACGTGCATTCTAATGCCCTGCTCCGAGCGGGAATTTAAGGACGTCACAAATCAGCCATTCGAGCAAGACCCTAAACAACGCTCGGATAAAGCTCGCTAGCGTAGCCGGCTTTTGGTGGTCAGAATGCTTCATCTTCGCTCACCGTTCCCGTCTTCAGTCCCGCTCACCGTGTTCTGGTCGACATACCTTTCCACGACGTTGCAGAGGTCTCGCGTTGCCGTCATGAACTCGCGGAACTGCACCGCGGTCCACTCGACGTCGCCGGAGATTACGCGACGCGCGTGCTTCGAGCGCTCCGCTAGCTCGTCGAGACTGACCTGCGGCGTGGGCAAAAGACGCGGCTGAGTGCCCTGCTTCATTTTGACTACCTAGAATTGCGCCCTGTGGCTTTTGAGCATATCCGTAAGCCGCTCGATACACCTAAGCGCGATTGACGGGCGCATTGACTTATAATGGCGTAGCGTCAGCCCAATCTCTCGTTTGAGCTGCCTTAAAGCTAGCTTTAGTCGGGCTTGCTGTAGCTTTTGCAGTGGCGTCAACACTAGTCTATCACTTCCAAAGGCTTTGGCTTGTGTCGCTTGGGCCTAGGCGGCTCAGGGTCCGGCGTATCAAAGTATCCGGTGTTTTTGGGCTCGTCCGGGCGATCGGCTACGTCCGTGTACCCGGAGGTATGATAGCGCACCACGCGCGTTTCGATGCCTTGGGGTAGGTCCGCTAGCACGCTCGCGCGGCTCGCCTCCGCCGCTTCTTTCGTCCGAAAGACGGCTACCGCGCCGTCATCTAGATCGAAGTGCCGCCACGTACCGCCAGCTTGACGCCATTGCGCTGCGTAATGCGTGAAATGGTGCGACATGGGTATCAGGTTGCTCATAGCCTGTGGTCCTCCAGACGCTTTTCGACGTCCGCCAAGCGTTCACCTAGGTGTCTTATACAGCCGTCCGGGTAGTCTTCGCAACGCTTCATGTTATCCGGACGAAAATAAAAGTAGGCATCGCACGTGCCTTTAATCTTGCCGCACAGCGGACACAGCGTAGGCGGCTCTTTAACGCACGTACATATCGGGTTATGGCACACTCCGCACACTTCGTAGTGATTCATGTCCAACGCTTTCCCGCGCGTGCGCGCGTGAGTTTCCAGACCACTTCCGTAGCCGCCTTGTAACGACGGCCCCAAAGATGCTTAAAGACCGGTACGGTATGCATCAATA